AAAAGGGCGGCCACGAGCCGCCCTCTTGTTTTCGATGATTTGTGACTACGCCGCCTTGGTCAGAACGCCGTTGTAATCGAAGACGTGATAGCGCTCGCCATCGCAGTAGACGTCGGCATAGTTCCCGATGACGCCGGCGATTGTGAGCTTTTCGTCCGCGACGCCGCCGCCGCCGAGAAAGATCTGCTCTCCGCTTGCGGGTACCAACACCACATCGAACGCCGCAGTGATCTGAACCTTGATCGACATCCCAGCGGCATCCTTGGCCGCGGGAAGCGTCCATTCTTTCGAAGCGCCAGCGCCGGTGTTAGTGTGAATCAAAGCGAAACTGGCGACGGTTAGCGTGACGGCATTGGCGTGCGCCACGACAGTTGCATTTGCCGGGACTAGAGGCGGTTCCGGCACCATATATCCAGAGCCTGTTGCAGTCATTTTCTTAACTCCTTTTCAATTCAGGCTTATGCTTTTCGTTGACGGTGCCCCGACCTATGCTTCCTTGGTCACGACGCCGCTGTAGCCAGTGACGAGGTATCGCTCGCCATCGCAGTAGACGTCGACGTAGTTGCCGATCACCGCCGCGATGTTGAGATATTTGCTGGCGACCACGTTTCCGCCGAGGCAGATCGCCTCTCCGGTCGTCGGCAGCAGCCGCGTGATCTGAGCCACCAACTGGACTATGCGGAACGACAGGCCGGCGGCGTCCTTCGCGGGCAGGAGGGTGAGGGTGGCCGTTGCGCCCGATCCGGTGTTGGTGATGTTTAAGCCGTAGTTGCCGATCACTAGCGCCGCGGTGACGGCGTGGGCGACGACGGCGGCGTTCGGCGCCACCAGAGGCGGGCGCGGAACCTGGAACCCAGAACCAGTTGCAGTCATTTTCGTTCTCCTAAATTAAAAAGCCCCGGTTGCCCAGGGCTTTCAGTTGAATTCCGAATTGGTTGAGGTTGCTTGAAGTCGTCCCGACTATGCGCCGGTCGAGTACACAATCCCTCTCCAGTCAACCGCCTTCGCCGCGAAGTCGAGGTAGGCATAGAACTGAATTCCAAGGATGCCCTGCTCATTGTCCTTGCGGATGAACTGCGGACCTTCCGCGCCTTCAAGGTGGCAATACTCGATGACAGGAGCAATATTGGGATCTGCCACCATGAAGTATTTGACGACGCCCAAACCGTTCGTGTCCATCTCTCCGTCCGCGACCACTTCCAGACGGCCTGCAAACCAGTTCTGCGATGACGCAGCGAGGTTCGGGCCGGTGGCTGTAGTCACAGCGCGCGCGGTTGATTCCAAGGCCCTGGGGACGATCAAGTATTTCGGGACGAGGTTTAGAACCGTGACGCCGTCAATACCCTTCTGCACGCCCATGAGTCCGAACATGGAATCAAAGGCCGTGTTGCCGAGCACCCCGGTATCCGTGTTGTAGTGTGCCGCGTCGATGAGAGGCACAACATCGGCCATGGCCGCGTTCGCGTAGAGGATCGCATACACGACTTTGTTCTCGAGCCGTGCCGCCTGCTGGCCGAATGCGCCAATGAGGTCGTTGAACGCGCCCAGGTCGTCGTTGATGAGCATCTGCCGGCTGAAGGAAACGCCGCGGCCGTAGGTGGCCAGGCTGTAGGTTTCCTTCTGATCGGCCATTAGCCCGACCGTGATCTGCGCGCCCTCGGCGACCTTCAGGAAGGTCGGCGCTTCGCCCAGCCGGACGCGGGTCATCGATTTGAAGTCAGGAGTTGTGCTCGGTTTACACCAAATCCTGTACGTCGGCGCCGCCGCGTTGTACTTGTTCAGTAGCTGCTTGCGTGCCGTGTTTTCCAGCACGGCCGCGAAATCGGCGGTCACCTGCATGGCCATGGTCGCCACGTCGCCCATCGGGATCGGGCCGCGGATCCCCTTTTGCAACCTCACCGACTCTTCGGCGATCTGCTTGATGCTCAGGCGAAGGAAGGGATTGTCCCTGTCTTCCTTCTGCTCCTTGGGGTTCATCATCCCGAAGACAGCCGCACCCATCAGTTCGCGCCGCGTATCCACTTCATCGCGACCGTAAGAAATGTAGCCGCGCTCGTCCTGAGTCATTGCGATATGGCCAGGTTGGGTATTGAGTTGCTTCTCGCAAATGTCCCCCTTCCACTCGAGAGCGAGTTTGCGGAACTGGTTGAGGTCCGTTTTCTCCCTGATGTGTTTGTTCGCAAACTCATCCGTAAGACCGAGGACCTTCCGGGTCTTAAGGATCTGGAGTACACGATCCAGCTCCGCGATTGCCCCAGCCGCCTCCGCGGCCTTTAGTTGCTCGGTCACGATCGACCGGGCGGTAACGGTGGTTGATTCCTCTTCGGCACGGGTTTGAGTCGTGCCCGTATCTTTTTCTTTGTCAGGCATGTTCACTTCCTCCATTTGGGCACTGGCCCGTGGTTGTACTGCAATGCCGCGCTCTTCTGCGGATAAAGTCGTTGTGGCCCAATCGGCCGGGATGGGGGCAACCGAGAGCTCAAAGGGTTGCCACTTTTTGGCAAGCCTCACCTCCACGCCGTTTTCCTGAATCTTTTCCTCTCTCAGGATTTGGACACCCATCGAAAACTTGGTGACGATCCCATCCTTGATGTCTCCCCAAAGGTCGGCGACGTCGGCGCGCTTGGAAAATCGCAGTGTGGCCTTACTGTCGGTGCCTTCCTGCCAGGCTTTCTCAACCTTGCCCTTCTGGGATGCGCTACCGTCCCAGGAGCTGTGGTTGTCGAGCACCGGAGCGCCATTATTCAGGAGACTAAAATCCCCACCCTTCGGCGCAAATCGCAAGACGTATTTCTCCCCGGTCCACCAATCCACGCGCGGAACATCGATGCCGGAAAAAAAGAGAATATCTACCGTCCGGTTTGCGTCGTTGATCGAACTTGGACTCACCCCCTGATCGGCGAGGAATTCACAGCCTCTCATCCTCTCCCTGCGATCGTTCTCACTGAGCTGCGGTTTGGTCGGCGGCATCTTTTGTTCCTCCTCCTGAATCGGTTGTACTTTTGGCGAACGTCACGCCGGCGGCATCGAGGCGAGACTTCCAAGCCGTGATTTCTGCGATCTGAGTCTCCGGGTCATTGCCCTGTTCCCCGATGAGTTGCGGCCAGGTCTTTTTGCCGGTCTGCAATTCGGCGCGATCCGCCTCAGCCTCGGCTCCGCGGTCGAGCAGATCAAACGGAGGCGGGTCCCAGCTGACCGCATAATTCGGCTCCGGGATCTGGCCCATAACCCACAACTTATCCACGAATCTCTTCCAAATCGGATCCAGCACCTGGGGGATGAACCAGTTCCAGCGGTACTCTTCAATCGCGTCGCGGAAGGCGAGCAGGCCGCCGCGATAGCTCGAGTAGTTCACGGCCTCCAGGTTATCGTCGAGCACGACATAAGGGATATCCAGGCCCGCGGCAACCTCGCGCAACTCGGTTTTCTTATAGGATGCATAATCGCTTGAGGGAGTCGGATCGAGGAATTTTACATCCGTGCCTGGAGCCCCATAAACGAACATGCCCGGCCTAAATTCTTCGACCTTTTTACCGTCGGCATCGACGACAATACTTCCGAGAGTGGCGCCTTCAGTTCCTTCCGATTGTGTAACCACCCCAGCGAGACAGGCCTCAATTTTGCTACGCAAGAGTTTTGCATCGGCATACTCATCTATGTCGCGCAATTTACCAATCACCGCCGCAAAGCGGGTTACGGAACGCACATCTCCAGGTCGATCGATCTCGGCGTGGTGCAGGATATATTCAGCCGGAATGAACTTGCTCGTGAATGCACCTCGAAAGTTAGTCTGGGTAACTTCTCCAGGATGATTACCGAAAAGCCAATAGCCCTTGATGCGGCCAATCGGATCAAACTCAACACCCTGAATGATATAACCGCCCGGCCCCGTCTGCAGTGTCTTGGATTCGTCGATGTAGTCGGCCTCGAGGATCTGCAGCTGCAGCGGTACGGCCAGGCCATCTTCGGGACGGCGGTCCCAGAGGCGAACCAGCACCTCCCCGGATTCATAGCAGGTCGATACGATCAGCTTTTCGGCGGCATAGAAATTGATCCTGTGATCGGAGCAGCACTGGGGCACAAACCAATTCCAGTACTGCATGATGGTCCGGTTGACCGCCTCGCTGCCCGTATTCGGTCGCGGGGTGATTCCTGTTCCCACAACCCGCTTCGCCCACTCCCGTTTCGCCTTGCGCCCATAGGCGTTGTTGCGGCAGAGATCGCGGGCGTTGGCGCGCAACCTGGAACTCCCAACCCCGATCTCCGCATTGCCTGATGCGTTGGTTGTATTCCACCCGCCTTGTCGGCGCGCGGGTCGGATGCCTTCATAGGAGAGCACCGCCTCGGATAGCATGCGCGCACGAGTCCGCTTGAGTCCCGCCTGTGGCGACACCCATGAGACTGCCTTATCCAGCCAGTTCATTTAATCCTTGGTGAAACTCGCGTAGGTGCAGCGTGTGACGCCGGCGGTTGAACCGGCAAGGGTCTTCTGGATCGTTTCGCGGGCCTTGAGCAGTTCGTCGATGCTTCGATACTGCACATCGCGATCCGAGAACTTGACGCGCAGCGCTCCGCTCGCGATTGCGCGTTCAATCGCCGTCAGGTCTGAAGTTGTCCAGGACATTTAGAACCCTACCTCTATTCCAGGATCGATGCTTGCTGGTGGTTGTGGCGGGAGAGATGCGTTTTTTGTAATCTGCGCTGAATAATCCACGAGTTGCTGAAGTTTCACTTTCAGCCGCTCGATGTTGACCTCGGCGTCTTTTGAATCAATATCCACACGACACACCACCCTGGAGGATGGATTATTCCTAGGGTCAATCAAATCGGCCCATTTTCTCAGCGCTCGGGCTATTTTGTTTCTCATCGAATGCGCCTCGCTGCGGCATCAATCCGCGATCCCCAAAACATTATGGCTACAACTAACAGCGCAGCTTTCCACGATGGGACATTGACCTGGAGAATGCTGGCGAGAATAATAACCAGAACAGCACCACCAATTTGAGCTGTCCAATATCTTTTCATCGATTAAACCAGCCTCGGACCCTAAACTTTGGGACGCTTGAAATGATAAGTAGACTCGTTAAAGGCATGAGTGAGTACGGACACGAGTTCCCATCCATCGGCACCATATGGATTAAGGTCGGCTCGTTCCCCCGCAATAAAGGCGAGATATTCCCACCTTACCGGGCCGGCCGCCGAGATACCGACAGGGATGATCTCGTCATTCGAGATAGTGGCCACGCGGGTATAAATTTCCTGAGTCGCAGCCTCGCCGATGTTTTGTGTTTCCAATTTCTTTTCTTTGACCATGTTTATCTCCCAAACCAACCTCGGCCTCTGTCGCCGAAATATGAAGATTGACCGCGGATCTCGTTGAGGCCGACACCAGGCCTCGCCCCTTCGCTGGGCACCGGGGCTGCCGGGATAGGCTGACGGCGCGGCGCCGCGCCCATCTGCTGTTCAAAGGCTTCCCAGTGCTTGCCCTGCATTCGATCTAACCCCTTATCCCATGCGGCCGCGCGCGCATAGACGCGACAGTCCAGGGCCTCGTTGCGCGCTCGAGTCGGCTGCCATTCCGTTTTGGTCCGCCTCGTCCGCCGGTTGATGTGACTGACGAGCTGCTCGGCGCAGACCTGCTTAAAGTGTTCGTCTCCGTAATTTCCTCCGATCGGGAAATGGCAATAGCCTGGCGGATATGTCCAGCCCTGTCCGAGCTCCTCTTCGGTCGGCGGCCGCTTCTTGAGATCGGCATAGAGTTCAGCTTTGAAAAATGAGACATTTATGGTCCGAATCTTCAGGCCGGCTTTGATCTTGTGACCGCTGATCGTGACGTCCACCGGAGAGGGCTGGCCGACAGGAAGAATCCCCTTGTCCGTCCCTTTGATCGCGACCACCTGGCTCGATGGCTGCGTTCGGATCCAGGCGTATACGTCGTTCGTCGTCGTGCCGTCCCCGGAGTCGACAAACATACGGGCAATCGGGATCTCCGCACCGCTCGATGTCAAATAGGTCCCGGATCTGAAGACTTCCAATTTCTGCCAGACTGCGGACTCGGATGTCTTCCCCTCGAAGATCTGGTAATCCACGGACCAGGATTCCCGCCCCCGTCCCCATGCCACTACCTCCACCTCGAGCCGATCGCGCTGTACGTCGACGCCTGCCGTCAGGAATAAGCCCCCCAGAGGAACCGTCCCAACATCGTAACCCTCGCGCCTGGCCAGCAGATTTTCCCACTCGGGGGCCTCGCCCTTCTCGATCCAGTTTTCCGCCAGACTCGTATTGATGAAGGTCTTGAGGTCCTCGGCGTTGTCCTTCTTGCTGAGGTAATCCAAGACAATCTCGCTCAATTGTTTCCACGGTGAGTACAGCTCCGAGATCCAGAAACCCGCTATGCCGTTGAACTTCCCCTGCGCCTGCCATTCTCCGTGCTCCGCAGCCTTCCATCGGGCGGCATCATCCCAGGCAAAATCGCAGGCTTCACAGTGATATCGCGCCGAGCACGCCTGATCCTCGCGAGTCAGCAGCGCGGAATCCCAGCGTACCTGCGTCCTGAACTTCAGCATCATGCTCTGCAAATGTCCGCAGGCGGGGCAGGGCACGTAATACTCCCGCTTGTCCGAGGATTCGTAGGCTCGGTCGATCTCCGAGCCGGCCACTGTTGGGGAACAGGTGAGGATTTCCTTTTTGCGATGGCGGAAGGTGGCAAGCCGTTTCCGCGCCAGGGAGATCGGGTTTCCTTCCGCGCCAGCAGTGGCTGGATACTTGTCGACCTCGTCGCAGAAGAGAAAGCGGATTGCACGCCTGGCCAGGTTGCCCGGAGATCCGGCGGAGGTGATCGCCAGCATGCCGCCGGCAAACAATTTCTCCTCGATCGTATTGCTTGCCGTCCGGCTCTTTGATTCCGAGAAGATTGCTCGCAGAGCTGGTGTGTCGCGGATCATTGGAGCAATCCGCTCCTTCGAGAATGCCTTCGCGTCGGCGTCCCGCGGCTGCAAAACAAGTATTGGTCCCGGGTCCTGGTGCGCGAAATAGCCGATGCCGTTGAGAATACATTCCGTTTTGACCAACTGCGTGGCGCTCTTGATGACCACGCGATAAATGCGCGGATCCGAGATTGCATCCAGCGGACCGCACTGAAAAGGCAATGTCGTCCATTTGCCGTGCTCGGCTGCAGACTCCGAACTGAGATAACGATATTGATTTGCCCACGTCGACACGGTTAACTCCGGGGGCGGCCTCAGGCACGAGAGACATATTTTCGACCAGAACTTTTCTGCAGCATTCATGCGGCATCGGCTTTATTCTCAGCGATCTTTATGTCGCTCAGGGTTATGAGTAGATGGCGAATTTCCTCGTAAATAATTGCCCGGCATTCGAGCACATCCGAGCAGGCTGCGACTTTAGGCGCGACCTTGTCAGGAAAAAGCAGCAGGTGGTTTTTGAAGGAGGTCAAGCCTTGGGTTATGGCCGCCTCTATTTCGGATCTCTCCAGCAACTCCCCCTGACGATGTCTAAGGTCAAGCTGCGCCCCCCTGGCGAGAGCAGTCTCCTTAACCGCTCGCGCGCGGTTGAATACGTCGTGCGTGTTACCGGATATCGCATCGGGGTCTTCTGAACGTCGCGGGTTTATCGGCTTGTTGCCTGCTCGCTGTGGCTGCGAATGATCCAAATTGCGATTGAGATCCGCACGGACCGTTTCGACATCCCATTGGCCGTCGGGTTCGCGACTGATTTTTTTCTTGCGCCCCAACTCGTTGACCCGCTGCGGCGATATCCCCAGGGCTGCGGCCAATTGGGCCGTGCTAAGGTGCGTCATTCGCTGAAACCCCCTGAAAGGCCTTTCCGGTTTTCATAGCTGCCTGAAAATCGCCACACGCCCACC